GTCTTGAGTGCGTCGCGTTCGGCCTGAGCCGTCTCGGCAAGCTTCTTGAACTCGCCCTGTTCCGCCAATTTCGCAGCTTCGGCCGCGGCCTTGTCAGTTGCCACCTTGGCGTCGATGGCGCGCTGCTGGCGAGCCAGCCTGTCAGAAATTATGGTCTCAAGTTCTGCTTGCGAGAAGGTCTTTTCCGGCGCACTTGGCGCTGGGGGCGTGCCGCCTGTTGCCGCCGGCGGGGGCGTGGGTTGCGAGACTGGGACGTTCGTGGTCGGGGTGGGTGTACTCATGATGGTTCCTTCCGTTTAAGCCGCCCGTCGGCGTGAATGTGGGAGATGAATACGGTAGTGGCTATTCCTGCCACGCCTTGGGAATGGGCCAGCCTCGCGCCTTGGCCTTGCGAATGACGCAGGCCTTCACTGCTGCAGGATCTTCGGCTTTGCCAATGAGAGCCGCCGCGCTGGCAACATCGGCCTGATCGATGATCGGGAATGTCTTGCCAGGCCCACAAAAAGCCGAATCAGGTAAGGCATCTCTCTGCTTTTGTGTGAGATTACTCATGCTGTCTCCTCCCATTCGCAACAGCAGTTGTGGGTAACAATGCCCATTGTTCCTGTGCTATAATTGGTATTGGCTGCATACCAGCCATCAGCGGTCTGGAGATTATAGACATGGCACGAACTTCGCGGAAGAAGATCGATCTTGACGATCTCGTCGCTCGCTACATGGCCGGTGAGACGCTGGACAGCCTTGCCGGTTTCTATGGCATCGCCCGGCTGACCGTAAAGAAGAGGCTTTTGGAGCATGGGATCGTTCTCACTCGGAGAAAAGGGCATGCGCGGCGCACGCTCCCGATACCGGAACTCGTCACACGCTACCTCGCGGGCGAGAGTGAATTGTCGCTCAGCCAGTACTACGGCGTCTCGCGTGGTCCGATTCACAACCGGCTCGTTACCGCTGGCTGCCCCATGCGAAACTTCAGCGAGGACCAGATTCTCCGTAACCGGCGCCTGAGCGCTGAGCAGCGCCGTGCCAATGCCGCCGCCGCGCACGCAGCATGGAAGGGCCATATCGAGCCGTTCGAACGGAAGTGCAGGCGCGCGCAAACTGTCGAACGCAAGGGACTGCATATCTCCTTCACTGAAACGCAACTTCGCGAATGGCTCTCCGAGCGCGGCATCGATACTGTGCCGCAGAAGGCCATCGGCCCATATAACGCGGACCTTGCCGCGCATCCCATCGCCGTGGAAATCTTCGGGGGTGGTTGGCACCATTCGGGACGCCACGTCGCTCGTGTATCCGAGCGTACGCGCTACATCCTCGATCAAGGCTGGAACCTGATAGTCGTCTGGGCTACCGTCCTGAAACATCCCGTTACGCCTGCCTGCGCAGAGTACATAGCAGCCTTCTATGAGCGATGCCGCAGCGACCCAGCCATTCGGGGTCAACACCGGGTGATTTGGGGTACAGGTGAGGACATAACCATTCCTGGTTCGCATCTCTACGAGCATTCCGGAATACCATCGCTCGTACCCCGCGTGGACCTTCGGACCAAAGACTATCGCGCCCGCCGGTAAACAGCGGGGATGATCCCACCAAAGATCATCGGGATAGGGCGGTGTGTAGTCGCCTTCCAGTGCCGCACAGCGCTCACAGGGGTTATCGCTGTGCACGGTCCTGGTCAAACCACCAACGTTCTTGCTCACTGCCACCTTTGCCGTGAGGTGAAGAGTGAGGTTCTGCGTCTCCGCCATCAACACCAGGGCTAATCGTGCCGCCAGCGCCGCGCCTACCGCTTCCTTGCGCGCCTTGGCGCCCGCATCATCAAGTGTCTTCTGAAACTCACGTACCACTGGGCCAGGTGCAAGGTCCGCCGCTGAGGGCACTTGTCCATTGACGTAGCGGGTTATCTGCGTGGCCAAGGCGGCAATGGCGATCTTCGCGGTAGCCAGATCCCCACCACCCCGGCGCATGGACCGCACGAGCGCCAGGAACGCCAACACCAGCCACTCAGGCCGATGTGCCGCGCGCATCTTGGAAGCGTAGGCCGTTGCCAGGATGGCCATGAGTGCCGCATCATGGTCATTCATTGCTATTCAGGTATCGACTCGCGTAAAGTAGCGGTCAGGGTTGGAGGTACGTTCGCCGCAACCGAATCCCGAAGTTGCTGCAGCTCCAGTTGCTCCATCTCACTAGTTTGGATGAGCGGCCGTGGCATAATACGCACGTGCAGGTCGCCGGACGCGAACTGGTCGATGTTGAATGGCGTGAATAGGGCCCGCTCTTTCGTGAGCGTACCCCAGTCGCCGCGGTTGGCCCGCCAGCCGCCGATCGCCAGCGCCATGGCGAAGGCTTGCGTACAGCCGGCGTCGTAGTTGGCCGCTGCCTCATCCACATTGGCAATCACGTCGCCCATCAGGCGCGATGCCGCCGGGCCTGTGACTTGGGACATGGAACGGAGTTGACGATACATGGTGACTTCGGGATGGTCTGCTTCAATCTCCGTCTGCAGCATGGTCATGTGCTCGGCTGCCTCGTGCAATTGCAGTTGCCCAGCCAGCGACTCGACCCTCCCGCCGGCCGGGCCGGTAAGCATCAAGATCCCTTCGCGGTCCAGGTCCGCCGTGTCGTACGGCGTACTCGGCGCTCGTTTCTGCTGGCCACTATTGCCGAAGAGCGAGCCGATTTTGCCGTCCGTCCACATCACCAATGGCGCCCCGATCACCTTGTGGATCTGGTCGTGTACGTGACTGGCCAGCGAGTTCAACTCGTCAATCTTGCCAATGCTGCCGTGGATAGCCGGCGCCCCGGCATTACCACCCAAATCCTTATGCTTGATCCAAACTGCCGGCACGAATCCGTAGGGATTCGGGTAACTCGTGCCTTCGCCGTAGTCGTACGGCAGGCCGTCCTTGAAGAAGCTGATCTTCTCGCGGTCAACCTCCTTCCGGTACTCGTAGTAGTTGCCGGTGTCGTCGCGGGCTGGGTACTGCAGCGTATAGGCCAGAATAGCGCCCGTCGGGTCGAGATCCAGATACGTCACGAGCGAAGGCCAGACCACGTTCAGGTACACGCGCGCTTCGTCGACATCGTCGACCGCTTCCACCAGCGCATTGCCGGCCACCGCGCCATAGCGCACAAGGGTCGAGTTATTGATCTGCCAGCGGGACCAGGCCCAGAGTTGATCGAGTGCCACGCGCATCTCGGGCGGCGTATCGTCGGCCAGCGGCACTGCCAGGCGCGTGCCTTCGGGCAAGCCCGTGACGTCGGCCGTGAGCAACCCCGGGTATATCGAGGTAGCGTAGAAATCGCAGAGCCTCCGGGTGGGGTTGTACAGGATGCGCATCTGCCGGTAGAGCCGATACTGACCTTTGTAGGGCCCCCACATGCCAAGATTCTCAAAAGCCGAATTGTCGTAGTAGCCCCACAAAAGGCGGTAGTATGGCTGCAGACCAAGAATCGAGCCACCCTCGACTTGTGACGGGTCCTGGTACACACGGCGGAATTGTCCAATGGCGGTGGAGAGCCCCATTTTGACGGCGCTTAATATTCCAGCCATTGGTTCTCCCACTAAATGTGCGTTCGCTTCGGGGGCGCACTATCGATTGACTAGCCCGGCCGGTCAGCAGCAGACCGTCATTGGCCGCACCATCCAGCCTTCCACGGCCGGCGGCGTGCAGTTGCTCGGCGGAATACCCGCCAGAATCGGGTGGCCGTGTTCACGGAGCACATCCACCGGCAGTGCCGCACACTGGACCACGGCGTCGTCATCTTCCAGCCAGCGCTGCACGTGGCCGGTCCGGCAGTAGAGACCGCACTTGACGAGTCCGATCAGGTCGTACCACTCGCCCAGGTGAGTTTGGAGCCCCTGCCAGACCGCTTCCTCCTGGGTTGCCGTGAGCGCCAGGGGGAAGCGATAGACCGTGTAGTGGTCGTAGACACTGGCGTCGGTCTCCCGCACCCGCGGCACGATCGCCTCAATGATCCGGCCGTTGCGTTCCGTGGCGATATGCGTGGCGATCTCTTTGCCGGCCAGCGCGGCGATCACGTCTCGCTGCTCGCGTTCGACCAGCCGCACGATGCGATCGGTCAGGCCGGTCCCCACCACGCACCAGATGGCGATCATGCGGGGAAGCCTGCCGCCAGCTCCAGATGCATGGGGAACACGGCACTGGTGATCATGGCGTCGGTGATCGCCAGGTTGTAGGCGTCCTCCGGCTGGTTGGTCGGCGGCGCGTCGATCACAGCGGCGATGCTTGCCACGACCACCGCCGCGTACTGATCGAGGTACTTGTCCTGGTTGTTGGCGATGTCTCGCTCCAAGGCACCACATTGGTTCAGCGTGACGGTGTTGGCTGGGAGTGCCGTGGCACCGGACGCGATGCCGACGATCACCGATTCCACCGCCTCCTTGACGCGTAGGCGGAATGGCTCGTATGCCTCAACACGGGCGTGGTCTGCATAGCTCATGGTGGTGTCCTTTCTGGTTAGGGGATCAGTCTTCGGTACACGTCGATTACGGTGTGCCTCGCTCGAGAGTCTAGGTGATAACTGCCATAAAATATGGACTGGAAAGCCCCGCGGGCGTGGTCTGGATGACCTGCCGGAGCGCATAGGTCACGGCATCCAGCACGCTGATCGTGTTGTTGCTGTAGTTCGCCACCAGGATGGCGGTGCCCACCTGCGCGATGCCTACCGGACCGCTGAGGCTGAGGCCAGTGCCGATGACCTGCCGGAACGCATAGGTCACGGCATCCAGCACGCTGATCGTGCTGTTGCCGTTCGCCACCAGGATGGCGGTGCCCACCTGCGCGATGCCTTGCGGAGTACTGAGGCTGAGGCCAGTGCCGATGACCTGCCGGAGCGCATAGGTCACGGCATCCAGCACGCTGATCGTGCTGTTGTAGTTCGCCACCAGGATGGCGGTGCCCACCTGCGCGATGCCTTGCGGAGTACTGAGGCTGAGGCCGGCGCTGAGCGGACTGTCGGCCATCGGGGCATAGGTCACGGCATCCAGCACGCTGATCGTGCTGTTGCCGTTCGTCACCAGGATGGCGGTGCCCACCTGCGCATCTTGGCCACGCGGCTGGCCCAGCGCGTAGAGCCGGGACGCCTGCAGTGATGTCGCCTTGAGCACTGATGAGCACAGTGTTGGCAGTGGCATTAGCACATCTCCCCAGACGCGCTGACGGTGCCATTGGCGATACTGTCTACCAGCAAGCCGACCTGGCCACCATCAACCTGGATATAGTCCTCCACCTGGTATAGCATGCCCGCCTGACTGGCGAAATAGATCTGCAAGGGCGGGCCGAAGTGGTAGGCACCCGCCTGGTTCAAGCTGACTGGAATGATCGTGAGCGAGGGCAACCCCGCCGTAGCCGTCCAGATACGCGATGGCACGAACTCGATGAAGTAGTGCAGCAACGACTTGCCGGCACAGTTGATCATGGTCATACCGGATGGCGTATAGGCGTTATCGGCCGTGAATGGCGGGGCAGTCACCGCAATACCGGTCGTGCTGTTGGTCTGGATAGTCACGGACCCGGCTACACCGCCTGTCGTGACCGTGCCGGTCGCCGTCTCCACACAACCGGCCGCGCGCTCTGCCTCGGTGATCGAGCATGAGCACTTGCTGGCGCCACTGTCCGTGGAGCAGGTGATGTGGTAGCCAGCCGCCCCGGTCACCTGCGCAAAGGCCAGGTGCTCAGCGGTATTGGAGCCGCCGGGCGAGAACGTGCATTGCGGTCCTGGCGGGCCACTGCCGTATGCGTTATACGGCGTCACCGTGGCGTAGTAGGTCGTGGCGCTGACCAGTGAGCCGCCCGTGGTCGGCGTGGCCGTGATCGTGCCCCCTGCCGCGAGCTTATGTGGTGCGGCAACGGCGCTCCAGAGGGTGATCGGCGCAGCGCGCATGGCGTTGGTCGATACTCGCGCCAACCCACCGCGAAACAGGCTCACGAGCGTGGAGAGCCACCCGCGAATGCCCACGCCTCCGGTGGCCTGCGTGGCGTTGGCGTCGGTCGAGTCGGTGCCATCCTGGGCGATACCACCAATTACCGCAACTTGCCGGCTATACGTGCCGTCGCCGTTATCGTGCAGCGCTTCACGCAAGGTCTTGCCACTATTGTGGTCAATAAGGTCAGTTATGTCGGTCATACTCGAATCTCCTCTATCAACCACGAAAACCTTCGAGCGCAGTAATGATGCCATCGTCGAGCCGTGCGATCTTGGACTGCAAGCATGCCGGCGCGGGGTGGCGCAGCGCGCGTTGCCAAAGATGGCGCAAAACCCTACGCATTACCAGCCTCGGAAATTGACGAGTCGTTCCAGCACGCCATCATCCACGGCGCCTTCCTGATTGTTCAGCACCAAGCGCCGAAGGGCCATGCTCGTGGTATCCACCTGGTCGTCATGCACGCCATGCGAGAATTTGGCGTGCTCGTCAATCCAGTCGGCGACCCACGGAGCGCCTTTCGGCAGGAATACCCGCCTGGCCTCCACATATGGTGTGACGGGTGCAGCACGCGCTACCTTGTCAACATCTACGGATACGGCAATAATCGGGATATTGGTATCGCGCTGGAGTTCCTGAATGAGCGACTGGCCAGATGCTTTGTCCTCCACGAGGACGGCACTCGGCTGCCATTTATCGTACTGCTGCTTGGCCGCGCGCTTTAGTTCGGGAAACTCGACCTTTTCGCGCCACACGTCCAGCACGTAGACTCCTGCGGGCATCAGCGCCCACGTTGAGCAGACCGAATAATCGTTGTGCTTCTTGACCTTGAAGGCGGTATCCCACACCTGGATGATCTGGCGCGCCAATGACCGCGACCAATACTCAGGATCAAACTCCTGCCACCACTCGCGCTTGAACATACCGCCAGCGCGCGGTACCGGGCGTTGCTGATAGAGCGCGCCGAAAAAGTAGTCCTTTAGGCGCCGGAAAATCCTGGTCAACTTGGCTAGGGGGTAGCGTTCAGGGCAGAGCGGCTCGCCCTCCGCACGCCAGTCCGGATGTACCGTACAGGTTGCTGGAAACTCTGGCAACGGCTCCGCAATCGCCGCCAGGCTGACGATGTACCAATGCTCTGGCTCTTCGTCCTCGCCCGCCTCTTGCGTAAGCAGCCAGCCCGAAAGGTCATCTTCATGCCAGCGCGTCTGCACAATAACAGTGGCGGCACCCGGCTCGGCACGCGTGCTGAAGGTGGAACGATACCAGTCTTTCTGCTTCTCGCGGATTGTTTCGCTGGCCGCATCCTCAGCATTCTTCAGCGGATCGTCGATAATGCCAAGATTAAAGCCCTTGCCCGTTATCGGGCCACCGACGCCAGCTGCCCAGAGGCCGCCACGCTCCAGTGTTTCCCAGTGATCGACCGCGTGCGCGCCCCACTTGACGACGCCGCCAGTGCGCGTGAACGCTTCCTGTGACGCGCGTGAGAGCGTGCGCGCCAGTGCCGCGGCATAGCTATTGATACCGACCCAGCGATCAGGGTGGCAGTACAGATAGTACGCGCTGAAGAGCCGCGATATCTCCTCGCTCTTGCCATGCCGTGGTGGTTCGAAGACCATGACATTGTGCAGTTCGTCATCGGCGACACGCTGCAGCACGCCGGCCAACTCGAGGCAATGCCGATACCAGATGAAGTGCGGGGCGGCTTTAGCTACCCATTCTACGAATAAGAGCCGCTTAGCCTTCTTCTGGCTCGATTGCGCTGAGAATGCGAATGGACTTATCCGCAATGACCCCGTGCAGCACGGCAAGTTCAGAGGCTGGCTGCTTGCGGAGGTATTGCGTGTCCCGGGCGAAGACAACCTGAGCTTTGAGAGTGATAAGCGACTCTTCGAGGTAATCGGCAACGAGTCCACCGAAGGAATCCTTTTTGGCGCGAACAACTTCGCGGGATGCTTCGCCGTCGCGAATACCGCGTACAGTGCTCTCTGGTAGCTGGTATTCGTCGGCAATCGCGCCCACGGATTGCCCGGCTAGGAGTGAAGCCAGAACAGCGGCGCGGATCTCATCGCTGTGTGGTACGCCTCGAGCCATAACGATAACCTACTTATGCGACTGTGCCAGCCTGTACGGATACCCCTTCGGCATGGCCCGGGGGAATTGGGAACCGCCTCGATCGCCGCAACCTCGTGGCTCCGGAGAGCCTGCGCGGAGTAGCACGGGTCGGATTCGGACCGACGACCTTCTAGACCAACTCTAGTCCGTGCTGGTATACTAGATATATGGAAGAAGAAGAGTTACCTGCAATTCCCGGTTGGAAAAAGGGGGCCACACTCGCTGCAGCAAGGCGAAAAGCTTTGTATCTAGAACGATATCTAGCTAATCCCGCTATCTGCCTCAACTGTCATAAACCGATCGTGCCCAAGGAGGGGGAAAAGCCTGCGTTCTGTCGTGTACGGAAATATTGCAGTCGATCGTGCTCAGCCACCTACAACAACCTGCACGCCAAAGCACCTAGACGAGAAGCAAGAGCGCAGGTATGCGCATTGTGCGAAGGTAAATTCGTATTCGGTAGTGGGACAAGACACTACTGCCCCGATTGCTTGGCAATCTGGAAAGATCGCCTTGGGCACCAGACTAAGGACAGCGTGACCCGAGACGATATCTGTAGTCATGCACGAACGGTTATGAATGGCAGAGCAGCATCGTGCTCACGATGTAGCTACTCGCACTTTGTCGATGTCTGCCACATCAAGCCTGTTCGGAACTTCCCACCGACTGCTCGAGTAAATGAAATCAACGATCTGAGCAATCTGGTAGCCCTCTGCCCGAATTGTCACCACGAGTTTGATGCTGGGATATACAACTTATGGGCCACGCGAGCTGCCAACTGCTCTACCGGGCATCAAAGGAAAAGCCACCTCATTGGGCGGCTTGGGGGGTTCAAGGGATAGTATGACTCAAGGAAACTCTACAACGTTTTTAGCGATTCGTCAATGTATCGTGCCAGAAGTACTATTTTCCGCGATGTCGGTGAGCCACGCGATGCCCAGCCGGATGATGGTTGAGACCCGCTGCTGACTGATACGCTTGCCACCCGTCCCGGCAGTCCGTGCAATATCCTCCTGCGTCATTCCACCGTAATACGCAATGAGGATCATGTACGCCCGCCGATGCGAGCGCTTCGTGTGGTTACGTAGAGCATCGAGCGCCGCATGTTTGGCTTGACCATCTTCAGTCGCCTGATAGGCACCATCCAGGAACCGGATCAGCGCCGCACGCAACTCCGGATAGCCCAAGGCATCGACCTTGTGCCGCTCATGCAGCTTCGCGAAGTCGGCATAGCGCAGATGCGAGATGCGTAACCTTTTCTCAGTGGGGTCGGGGCCGCTGTTGAGTTTGGCCAGGGTGTGTTCCTGGAGATGCGGGCCGGTGTCCAGGTGCATGATCGGTACCGTGCCGCGTGGGGCAGCCTCCTCGGGTATGGCGGAACGACCAAACTTGTCTAGTTGGGGCCGATCCTTGTGTGCTGCTACCATACTCACCTACCCACATATATATGTGTGCGTTACGTGTAACGGGCCCCTACGCGCGCGCGAGGCTTACACCACATAGTCTTGGGCCTTCCCGCGTAACTCGGCCAACTGCGCCGCCAGTTGCTCGCACAGGTCCAGCAGCCCTATCGCCACCAGATAGGCTGCCTTGATCCGGCTATCGGCGGTACGGTGGTTGTAGCCGCGCACCAGTTCCGCGCGGAGGTCCGGTAATTGATCAGCCTGGTAGCGTGGTGCCTTGATCGTCATCAGGCGATCCTTCGCTCGACCTGATCGAGTACCAGCATGGCATCCTCGATCGACCGGACTACCGCGATGCGTCCCAACTGCGCCAGGTCCTTCTGCTCCTTCGACAGGCGACCGGCCGGTATCGTGCCAAGCAGCGTTCGATATTCCGGCGTTTTTAGCTCGAGCGCCACCATAATTGCGACCGGCCACTTCGGGTGTGAAACCAAGAGATCGCTGGTTCCTGGCGTGTTGGCGGTACCTGTGTGCGGCGTGTGCCATTCGCCGCAGCGCGGGCAGCGGGTCTGCTTGACGTAGTGGCCGGTCTCCAGCACGATATAGCCGGCCGCACGCAAGCCCCCCACGATTTGGGCCTGGAGTTGCTTCTCCGAGGGTCGATACGTCAGTTGCCGCAGACTGGGCTTGGCCGCGGTGCTCATGGCCACACCAGCCACAGCGCCGCCCCCAGCAGGCACCAGCTCGCCAGACCGGCCGCCACAAGCGGCAGCCACGCCGCCCAGCACGCCATGACGCCAGGCCGGCACTCCGTCTGGCGCATCACTGATCATCCCCCAGCGCATCATCGACATAGCCCGGCACGTCCCTGTTGTCGACCGGCGTCGCATCGAGCCTGCGGCGTGCATCCTGTGCAGGCTTGGTGCCCGTTACCCACTCCGAGAGTGGCCCTGATCCACGAAACGGGCAATCCTGCGCATGTGGTTGGCCGGGTAGCGCCCCACATGCGCAGAACACATCATGATTGAATGTCAGTTCCAGTCCAGGGTCGCACAGCGGACTGTCGCCACTCACTGGCGTCCCCTTCTGTTCCTCGATGAACTGCCGGAGATAGACAACCATATCCAGCGCCTCCTGGTAGGCATCTACGATGGCATTCCGCCCATTGTGCGGTTGAAGCGGCACGCCATATCGAGCTCGGCCAACCTGGTCGCGTTCCTGCATGTCTTCGATTACGAGGCTCCAGACCGAGCGCTCATTGTTCGGAACCGGGGCCGGCTGGTCACGCACAGAAGAGTCAATCGGTTCCGTCATCGTGCTATCCCCTTTCAGAAAATTCAGGTATTGGCAATGTGGGCACATCATGGCGATCGGTGCGAGTGAGATCGGTCGACCGCAATGCCAGCACGCCAACATGCCGAATTTGGCCGCTGCTGGGGTCGTTTCCGGTGCGATGACGTTTGCTACCATGTCACCCCCATCTGCTCAACTTGCCGTTGCCCAGTAGGCGTCACTGATCGCGCACAGTCGGCCCATTGCCGCATCGGCCGCGCCACGACGGTACTCGCGAATGATCTCCTCATGGCCGAGTGGCCAGAGCAACCGAACAGAAACCACGTAGTCACCGCGCACTGGCCAGATTCGTACCTCCAGCCAATAGCACTCCTGCTCCACGTAGCGTCGCAGTGCCGTGGCTTGTGCCAACGTCATGCCAGGCAAGGCACCGTCGGTTGCCGCCAGGTGCTCACGATAGAGCACCGCCGGCCTCGCTCCTTTGCTGGCATTGCATGCTTGGCAGCAGAGCACGAGATTATCGATATCGTCAGGGCCGCCCCGACTGCGCGCTTGCACATGATCCTTGGTCCAGGGCCGGCCGTCCGGACCTCTGTCTTCCGATCCGCTGCGAAGGCAGTACGCACAGGTCGCCCGATGCGCGCGGACAAATGCCTGCATGGTTTCCGTGCTCCAGCCAAGGCTCATCGCCATCTCCACGCGTTTTCACACATGCTGCACATACCTACGTACTCTCTCGTAACCAGAGAGTGGGAGAGATAGCTACCACAGGTCGTGGTTGCACCTGTTGCCTCGCACGCCACCGGCGCTGTCGTTCCCTGTTCAACTCGCGCGCTCTTTCGGGATGATCTTCCTCCCACAGGCGCGCCCACTCACGAGCATGAGCACGCGCCTGATCCGGATGTCGTTTCCTCCATTGGGCTTGTCTCAGTCTGTTCAGTTCGCGCTCGTGGTCGTTCATTACTGCATATCCTCCTATAGGCCGTAACGCGCTAGAACGGGTAGTCCGGATCGCCAGGTACGTACGTTCCCACACCCCTCGTAACCGCTGTAACCGCGTAACCGTCTCTCTGGTGGGAGTGGTTACGGGCGGTTACGCTATCGTCCTCAAGCGGTGGGAAGATCGATTCCGCATCCTCCCGATCCCCGCCTATCTTTCGAGGGCCATCGTAACCAGCCGTAACCGGCTTTTCCTCTGGGGCGGTTACGAGGTTACGAGAGGTACGCGGGGTGTAGCGATTTATGCTGTACCGCCCTTCCTCACTCACGATCTCACCGGACTTCGTGAGCTGGTATAGACGCTGCTTTGCTACTTCGGGACTGATCTGGCAACGTTCGGCTACCCCTTTGATTGAGAGCGGCGTTACGGCGGCCTGGAGGCATTCGACGATAAGCACTGATGTAGTCCGAGCCGCTTGCTGTGGGGGCATCTCGCCGTCCAGAACGTACGACAGAATAGCTTCGTCCCAGTGCAGCTCAAACTTACGTTCCGAGCCGAGTCGTCGACTGAATACCGCGATAGACGCTTCAGGTCTATAGCGTTTGCGCTGGAGCAGCATAATTGCATCGACCGCGCCAGCAAAGCCAAACGTGCCTGATACCTGCGCAAGTTCGTCCTCGTATATTGCCTTGCTGGTGTGCGTGATAATCACGATAGCGATATGCAGGCGATTGGCTAGGTGGGAGAATCCGATCAGTTCGTCGTAATCCTCTTGCACAATGTCTTTGCGCGGCCGCTGAGATCCGGCGCGGGCGTGCGCCAAGGTGTCGATGATCACGACACCGGTATCTTGGTAGCGCGTGGCGTACCGTTCTATCTCATCGCGCAAGGCCGCAAGGCCCCGGCAACTATGCATGATGCGGAGAAGCGGCGGAAATTGCCGAGAGCCAATCATCGTGGCTAAGCGGTCCTGGATAAGAGGTGCGGGGTCCTCGAGGGAGAAGTACAAGGTGCGATATCGTTCGACCTTGATTTGGCCGAAGACGCGACCGCCAGTCGAAAGCGCTACCGCCATGCCCAGTGCCGAGACCGACTTGCCGGACTTGGGCGGAGCGGCGTAGAGTGTGGTTCCTTCGTACAGCATGCCGGGGATATAGGCGACTGGTGGCGGAAACTCGATCCGTCCTAACTCGTCGGCCCCCATCTCATCGGGGAATATCTGGTCCGCGTCAGCGCGCGCCTGCTTGACCAGTGCCTCCAGTTTTTCGCGCGTGCCGCCAGCGGCTACGCAGTCCGAAACGTCTTTGACGCCCTCCCCGGGCAGGTCGACCACCAGCAGACTCTTGACCTTCCCGCCGAGGGCCGCCTTGACCACATCGCGGTGTTTGCGGCCCGCCTCATCCTGGTCCGGCAGTAGCACCACGTGCCGCTGAGCCAGCGTTTCGGTATACCCGTCCTCCCACTTGCCGGCGCCCAGCGGATTACAGGTGGCCAGCAAACCCATCGCCGTCAGTGTGTCGGCGTCCTTTTCGCCCTCCACCACAAAGACGACGCGATCGGGAGCGCCGAGCAGTTCGGGCAGGCGGTAGAGCAAGCGGCGCACGCCGGCTAGATTGCCGATCCACGCGCCGGGCTTGGCAGGGTCGGGCTTGCGCTGGCTGAATGACTTGCGCTTGCCATGCTCGCCGGGCTCGTGGCGGCAGGTCTGGAAGAGCAGCACGCCGGCTTCGTCGCGGTAGTCGTAGGTGGCGACGATCGGGCCGCGATCGAGCCGGATAGACGGGGGCGGCGGAATCGGGATCGGCGTATAGGTCGTGCCGTCGAGTACATGTTTCGCTTCAGGGAACGTGAGATGCTGCCGCCACATGATGTAGTCGACCGGCGTCATCCAGTGGCCGTTACGGTCCTGGCATTGGCCGCATACGCAGAGGTTTCGATCCAGCGAGACGCGGAAACGATCAGTGCCGCCGCACTCCGGACATGGCCCGGCTAGCTCATGTGCGTCGACGCGGTGCAGCGACACGGCGTCGCCGATAACGGCGAGAATACCGGGTGCGCTGCCGTTGGCATAGGTTGCTATCATGATGTAAGCCGTCCCCAGTGCCAGGCATCGCCACGTTGCTCCAGGATGCCGCGGCGCGTGAGCCCCTCGAGTTGCAGCACGATCCCCGTTTGCCGCGGCACAGGATCGCCGTCCCAGGCCAGCGCGCACATGATCCGATCCATCGGCACATAGGCCGTCGTCATGCCGTGTGTGCGCGCGATGGCAGCCACCAGGCGTCGCTCAAGTGGGGTCAGTTTGGCGCGAGACGGGGCGCTCATCCTGCGACCTCCATGCGGGTCATGTACGCCTGGTACCACTTCTGGCGGTCGAGTCGCCATAGCCGGTCGGACACGGCTTTCGCGTCGTCGAATCCCAGGTAGAACGCGATAAAACTGAGTGAGTGACCCTTGCGCCGCAAGGCCAGCGCGTCGAGCTGGCGCTGCTGCGTCCAGCTGAGCCGGTGCAGGTCGCGGGTATGTTCCCAGACGGTTCGCCGGGCGCATCCGATCCGTGCAACGATTTCGCACGGACGAAAGCCGGCCAGGTAGAGCCGGCGGATATCGGCCTGTTGGTCCGGTTGTAGTCTCATAACCGCACCACCCGCCCGAGATCATGGGTCTCTAGCTCGAAGTGCCAGGGCTTCTCGCCGGCATAGGCCAGACAACTGGGAAACGGCGCGCCGTTGAGCGCGCCGCCGAACTTGAGTCGGCCGCGCAGGAAGCAGAGCGCGTCCATATCCCAGATGTACTGAAACCATGCTGTGTCGGTCCTGGCGGGCAGGAGCAGGATGGCCTCGCGGATATGCCCGGTTCGATATTCGGCTGTGAAGTGCGAAAGGAACCGCGGTAGCACGCGGCCATAGGGTGGGTTTAGGAAGATAGCCCACGGATTGGCGATGCTGCCCCAGGGCAGCCGCAGCGCGTCGTCTTCGCGCTGGTAGTAGTGATCGGCGGGCACGGTTCGTGCCGTGTCCGCGGCAGGATCGAGGTCGATCGTGCCGAGCACCCGCACGACGCGATCGATGATCTCGGGCGGGGTGGCCCACGCATCGCTGGCGGAGGACATGAGTTGCGCTAAGGCGCCCATGCCCACACCCCCAGTCGGATATCGCGGTCCCCGAAAGGCGTGCAGGGTGCGGTCCAGGCCAACCGGCCGCGCAGCACCAGGTCGTCGACCAGGAGTGCAGTGGCGAGGGCCGAACGCTGCAGGTCGTGTGCCAGCGCGGAGAGGGGAATAGGGCACCCGAAGCACTTGTCCCAATCATATACGAGGTCGACGAGGCGATCGGTCAGGGTCCCGTGCGCCGGCCGCGTGCACAGCGTGTAGCCGCTCATGCTGTCACCTGCTGATGCAGCACCAACGCCAGGTCGTCATCGTCGATGCCGCAGAGCAGCGCCGCCGTCCGCAGGTTGACGCCATGGCAAACCGCCTGGCAACGCCGGAGCTTCCTGGCGACTCGCCGGGCAGTCATGCTATCCAGACCGCCGACCATCTCTGAGTGGCGTGTACGGGGTTTCCGGTCCTTACCGCGGCCCATGGCGCACCCCCGGGCAGTTGTGCTTGTGCAGATTCCAGCACCTTACGCAGAATGGCCGTTCGCAGGTATCGCAGCCAAAATGTGATATACACGGGCACGTCGCGCCGCTGCACTGCTGGAGCGTGGGGAGCCGGACGAAGGCGGCCGCTGGTGGATAAACGGCATCACCG